GAGGGATGTCTCCATCATACAATGAGGACATAAGTTTTTTGAAAGCTTTTGCCCAGCCAAGTTTGCTATCTCCTACTACAATGGTGTCATCTACATTCTTCATTTGTTCTGGAATCGTAGGTAGGTTGGCAACCTCTTGTCGCTCACAACTAAACCCAACACCAGTACCATTCATAAGAATGTACAAAGCTTCACTAAATGCACGCTTATTATTTACAGCAAGATAACTACAATTATAAGCAGCAATATTATCCCTATCACAAGCCTCCCCTGCGGTCATCATAGCCCGCATAGACGGCATAATAGCTAATCCAAGTATTGCTGGCTTTACTTTAGTTTCTAGTACTTCACTTGCTTGGGGTGCTTTCTTTTTATAATACTCAATTAATCGAGTGACTGTTTCATTCCAGTTTTCACGACGGTTTTCTTTTGGAAGGAATCGTGCGTAACGACTGCGATGAATAATGTTTTGATAAAGAGTTGGTAAACTTTCTAAGTTCGTCATTTGCTTCCTTTTCCTGCTGTAGTAATATGTTAAATCGTTTCTTAGATGTCTTTGAAGTCTCATCTACTGTATTAGTAATAGGTTTCTTCTTCGTTGTCATCAAATTCACTACCCATAACTTGATCTTCGTATTCCTCAATAAGATAATCAAGTTTATTAGATATAAAGTCTTCAAAACGATTTACAATATCTTCCGACCGTATTTCTAGCACTTCAACTAGAAGAGTTTCTTCTTCTTGTTTTAGTCTATCAAGTAACTCATTATACGTTATTGCCATAGGTATTATGCTTCATAGATGTAGGGCCGTTCAAAGGCTTCTTTAAGTTGTTGTCCTAATGGCTTCCCTTGTCGCTTTAAAATTAGAGTTTTAAGATATACGGCCAGATCAAGAGCTTCTTCATAAGCATGTTGTAGCATGTCTTCATCTGTGTTTCGATCTAAATATTTATTGTACTTATTAGCACCAAATTCATTACGATCTAGCATATCCTTTACTACTTCATTCCAACTAGACATTATTTGTCTCCATCACTATATTTCTTTCGTAAATACTTTAGGCTAACAGCCATGTGGTCAAACTCTCCATTATTTACTTCATGCAGCATATGGATACCACGAAAATGATTGTTGCCTTGTGGCCCAAGGTAATCTTCTTGATGTTCATAACAGCATCCAGCAAACATACCTGTTACACGACTACCATCTCCACGATACTCTGTGTGCACCTCAAAGTTTTGTACATGCCCCATAACACAGGACATATGTTTTTTTTGTACTAAAACACGAGCAGAAGTAACGGGACGGCCAAGAACGCCAGAAGTAAAGAAATGGCTATAAGCAATCCCATCGACAATGACTGGTTCAAGATAGGGATATACTTCCCAACCAAAATCTTCATACTGTAAGTCATAAACAGAAATTGTTCCGTCAAGTTTTGCATCAGTTTCGATAACACGATTGATACGATTTTCATGGTTTCCTAATGTAAGAATTAATCGAGGGAGATACCTTTTTTTCTTTTGCATAAGAGCGTTCTTGTTAAAACTAACAAGTGGCTGTAGTAAAGTAGCCATAGCTTCACGAGATGCTAGAATATCACTTTTGTATCGTCGTCCTTCAAAAGACTTTTTTCCAACATCATATGAGGACAGTGATGGCATATCGGCAAAGTCTCCAATACAAATCACAGTATCTGGTTTCTTTTCTACAATATACTCACCAACATGTCGAAGGAAAGTAAAATCCTGTCCCGGCTTAACTTGTACGTCTGGGATTACTAAATGTTTTACCATGATATAAATATATTAGGTGGATATTATATAGGTTAATGGGTGGCAGATGAAGCAGCCAAAGAGAGAATTCTTTTTGTTGGCTTCTTTGTTTTCCAGCAAAACCATTTGATACCTTGTTTGTCGCACCAATCTCCATAGGTAGTTTTACTTTTTTTTGTTAGTTTAACTTGTGAGTTTTGAAAATACATAATAAATGTACTATTAGGGTGTTGTTTTTTTACCTCTAACATTTTACGTCTATCGCTTGGTTTAAAAAACCCTTTGCATTCTAAAAAAACATTGTCTGCTAACTTAAAGTCTGGGGTGTAACCATTTGTAAGGGTATAAGGGATTTTCTCTACTTCATACACATCTTTCAAGTGGTATAATTGTGCGACTTCTTCTTCAAATTTAGATTTAAATGTCATAATTATTATTAATTAAATCTAAAGTAGATGCTATCTGTTTTCCATTTAAACTTGGAAGAAAGTATCCAGACAAAGTCCATTGACATGGAATCCACCTATCTGCTGTTTCATCATACCAAGCACCATTCATATAGTCTTTATATACATGATAAATGTGTACATCACTACGAAGTGTTGTTGTCACAGGCTTTGTATAGTCTAAGGTAGTTGCCATATGTCATTCTCTTTACGCCAAATCCACAGACACTGTCCGTTAGTCAATAACCGTTCATCAGAATCATATAGATCTTTTACAGTAGAAAGCATTTCTGTTTCGTCATTAAGGTGGTCAATTAATTTACTGGCCTTGACTTTACCAATACCATCTACTCCAAAGATATTGTCTGATCTATCGCCAATCAAAAGTTGCTTGTAGAAATGTCTGAGTCCATCTAACTCCAGCACATCATAAAACTCTTGTTTGACAAAGTTGTAGTGCTTACCTGCGATTTGGTCTAAGTCTTTATCAATAGTACAGATAGTGGTATTTTCTGTTTGATACATACCTAAAGCATCATCAGCTTCGTATCCTTCACAAACTTCTGCATTCCATTCTTTAATTAAATACTCTTTACAAGAGGCCAACCAAAGCGGAAGTGGTTTGTCTTTACGATTAGCTTTATACTCTAAGTTAATCTGTTTGCGAAAATTACCAGATCCAGTAAGAAAGCATCGATACTCTGCTGCACCTGTTACATACAAAATGTCTTGCATTAACTTATCTGTGCGGAGAATGGCAATCTCTTCACCATCCTCTACATCGTTACTTGCAGCACATCTATACGCAACAATGTCAGCATCAATCAAAGCTATGGTTGTCACAGCGGAACATCTTCATCTAGATCAGCAAACGGATCGTTAGATTTGCCAAGTACAAAGTTTTCAAACTGTTTGGCAACAGCCAAGACTTCCTCAGTAGTTGGAGTATGTTTCTCGGTTTTAAGTAGAGCAACCGCATTAGAAATACTAGATTGACGAACAATCATTACTTGTCGAGCAGCTCGTTCGTCTGCGGTTTCATAGTTACTTTTTGGTGATGCGTTAGTCATGCTTCCTCCAGTTGTTTGGGAGGTCCCAGCGGCTGGGGCCGCTGCTCCCGCATTAGCTCCAGCAGTTACTGTCTGCCATTTCCAATACCCTTTATCATCTTTGGCTCGTGCTACTGTAAAAATACTGCCCATAGAAGCGTTTGAGAGGGTTGTAAAGGCTTCCTTTTCTGCAAAGGACATAATCTTCTTGCCTTCTACTTTATCCTGAAATGATTTGTTTTTGAAGGCAAGTTCACATACTTGGTAGCTCCCCTTAGCAGTAGGGACTGTAGTTACTGTACTGCTTAGTACTTCAATAATTAGATTACTCATATATTACTGTCCTTTAATGACAAGTTTAGCACTGACACCACGAGCATTGAGAATATCTACAGCAGCTTTAACCCAACCAACAATACGATCTGAGCTTGATTTTTTGAACTTTTCAATCATGGTTTTAAATCTCCGTTAAGTCTTTAAGGTTTGGTCCAACACTAATTTCATTAGTAAGAGGTAAGTTATACTCTACACCAAAGAGTTTTTGGAAGTTTTTTGGTACATCCATATATATATTATAGAACAAATTTGTGATTGTGTCAACTTCTTTTTTAGGGCAATCTACAACTATTGAATCATGTACTGTGTTAATAATTTTTGCTTCTAGGTTTAGGTTCTTTAGTCTATTAAAGAAATCAACCCGAACAATTGTCATAATGTCTGCACCCAGTCCTTGAACTGGATAATTTAAAATAGTTGTTCTAGGCCATACACGCTCTCCCTTATAGTTAGTTGATGGCTCATATTTATATACTCTGCCAGTAGGCATTACTAACTGTCCATGTTGGATGGCTTCTTGCACGATCTTTATGTGCCAAGCATATAGCCCTTTATATTTCTCATAGAACTTGTCAATAATTTCTTGCCATTTTTTTTGTGAAAATCCACATGATGCAAAATCTGCATCAACTGAATATGCATAAGCAGAACCACCATAAATTAATCTAAATACAAATGTCTTTGCAATTAACCGTGTTGGAAGACCAAGCACTTGCTGGTTACTGCTATGCATATCAAAGCCACTACGCACTTCTTCTAAAAGAACTGGATCTTGGCTAAGATATGCAGCACAGTTTACTTCTAATGCTTTCGCATCACTATTAACTATTGTCATACCGACTTACACATAGTTGCTTTGCAAGAGGGTCAAAGTTTTGTAGATTTGGTTTACTAGAACTTAAACGACCGGTTCTTGCTACGCATTGATTAAATTGTCCATGAATATAATTATTATTCCAACGCATTTCTTTCATTAGTGCTGGAATACCTAAGAAATATGTATTAACTAGCTTCTCAGTCTTGCTTAGTTCTAGTATAGCTGAAACCAACCGTTTAAGCTCTTTATTCTTTGGTTTAAGACTTTTTAATGTTTGTTCGTCTGTACTGAAATACCCTTCTTTTTTAAGCTCAGAACCTTTGATTGGTTCAAGCAGTCTTGGGTGTGTATAATCTGTTTTTAAAATCTTATATCTAGTTTGTCCTACTTTTTTACCGCTCTTAAACTCACCAACAGGATACCTAGTATCATTAGTAATGGTGCCACCGTAAAGAATACAACTAATATGATCTCCACTAGCAGGGTTAAGATTAGGGCAATCGGAATAAGAACGAATAGTATTTCTATAAGAGATAATTTCTCCCGTATATGTTCCGGCAAGCTTTTTTGATTTCTCATAGTCATATAGTATACCATTATATTCGGTTTCTTGCAAGACTTTTAGGTCAGCACATTGTAATTTGTATAAATTCCACTTGTTAGTATCTTTAAGAATCTTTTCTTGTAATTGATATACTTTACGGGTAAGTTCTACATCCATATATAGATATTCTTCTAAAAGATCTGGTGGAATATCCCAAGTTTCAATTCCTTTTTCCCAGTAATCTTTTTTGATAATATCTAACTTATGTTCGTTTAAATATTGACTAGCGCAGTTTTCTAGTGAAGGAAAGGCGTGCTGTTGATTACTGATGAGGAACTCAGCAAGTTGAGCATCCCGCAATATAGCATTGGTACTAATACCCACATTACGTAACCAATGAAGATCAAACTTAAAATTAAACCCCAGTAGGATCGTAGCTTTTTTAAGATCATTTGCTAATTCCTTTGTGTTGTAATAATGCTTATAGCTAACTTGATTCCAATCGTCATCACAAAACATTAGTCCAGCAACTACTAGGCAGTTTCGTTTGTCAAATGGATTGCCATTATTATATGTTGTTGTCTCTACATCTAAGACTGCTTTCATGTTTCTTCTGCTGGAACAAATTCTAGTAGTTCCCAATCTTCAAAACCATAGTCTCGTCCACAATGGGCTTTACTATATTTAAGAAAATCAAATAGAGCAGCAATTGCTGCTTCCTCTGTCTTAGCTTTCATAAGAACATTAAGTTGAATGTCAAAGTTCATTTGGATTAATTTCCTCTCGCCAAGTACGATAAAAGAAGTGTGCGCCATAATTATCCATGACTGTTTTTGGATAACCTTGTTCTAACAGCCAAGACTTAATGTCACCAATCCCTTGCATAATGTCATCTGGAATGGCTTTTGGAAAGCCGTGTTTCCATCCTTCAGGTGGGTCAATATAGGTTACAAGCATATATTTATTTACCAATGATGTATTGCGTTAATAATAAGAACTAAATCAGCAATCACTGCTAGTATTACATAGAGCTGGCCAACTGTGGGGGAATAACTTTTCACAGATTTCTCCAATTGCATGACCGACCTCAGCGCTTTCTACCTGTGCATGGGAGTCAGTTCGCTGACTATAGACCCTATGAAAAAACGCTAGAGATCCAGTCCAATACCAAGATGTCATTGCGTTTTGTGGCAACACCATTCTTGCTTGCTCAGGGGCAACTCCGTTGCCCAACAGTGTGTTGTATGCGTCTAACGCATATTGCGTAGCCATCATGGATATTTCTGTTTGACTTCCTTGATCTACTACGATACCGTCGCTGCCTTGTTTTGCATTGATTGGTTTGCCTCGCCATCCGATAGGAAAATAAAACTCTGGCTCATAGTTTACATATCGACGCGACACTTCGTTCCACACACCTCCTACCTGATGCTTGACCAATTGGCGTGCTACAAAGATTGGGGCAGTAACTCGTACTTGAATTGCGGTATGTGCAAAAGGGGACCAATGATTATATTTTGCTAAGTAATTAATAAGCTTTGCATCCCGTTCATATAACTCTCCTTCGTTATATTCTTTCCAACAACTTTCTTTATCAAAACTAACCTTGGCAGCATTAACAATAGTAAGATCATCTCCCATATGGTTAATTAGTTCTACTGTACTTTTGTAGGTTGTTTTCATTTGTTTCCTTTACTTGTAATCTCTTCCATGGATCTGTTGCAACCAATACATTTGTTGGTAGTAGTATCTAGTTGACATTTCTTTTGACATTTTTTATTAAAGATTGTGTCCCAGTTATTGTCAAACATTTGTTTGGTTACTGTTGTAGGTCTTTGTTTTGATCCCTTACCTCCACTACCCATGTGTTTCCTCGTCAAATAAAAAATACTCACACACTTCAAATGTCACTGCCTGAAGTATCTCGGCTTTAATTGTATTTGGGCTAGGCTCGTCTGTATATTTATGTGCCCTAGTATATCCTAGATTAATACCTCTTTCTACACACTCTTCAAAGATAGTATACTCACTTTTAATTTTCATTTCGTAGTTTTTCTAGTGGATTAGGACCAGCGCCAGATAATTCACGCATTTTATCTAGTAGATCACCCAATGGTTGTAGCATCATTACCCTGCAACAACCGATGGTAATAGGATTAAACGGCCTGTCAGAGTCGCTATACTCTACTCTATTAAGGTATTTAGTAAAGAACTCATAAACAGCTTCTTTTAGTGGGTCCACAGGCTCCTGCTGTGCTGGAATTCCAAGATACATTGGGATCGAACCTTTAAGCACATCTTCGTCTGAGGCTTGGTATATGGTTCCCTCTGGTGACATCCAGCAATAAGGTTCCTGCTGTGCTGGCTGCTCCAACTTTTTGACGTATTCAAGAACAAAATGTTCAAGAGTCTCATCATCGCGCATGACTCGGCCTTCACCGCGCTCGGCAATTCCTTGGATATATCGAAGCGTTTTTATAACTCTTTCGCATTCTTCTGCACTCCACAAAGGCTCATATGCCATTTCTGCCGCTTTTCGTATGTTCATTCTTCAACTCCGAAATTCTGATGTATTAGATCTGAAACAAATTCGGCATCCGAATAAGTGGATATATTCATCACATTGTGTTTGGCAATGTCAGCACATTCTCGAACAATTTTCTCGACGAACTTTTCTTGATCAAAATGAAGCCCGTCTAACCGCCAATCCCAGCATGTTTGTGCAATTTCTTTAATTCGTTCGTTCATATCTTTTCCCATGAATTGGACAGCCACCATTAAAAGTATAATAACCAAATGGGTAAGTATCATCATTGTCTATCTTGGGACAAGAGCAGTGAGGATAGTTCCATATCTTAATGTATGTGGCATCTTCATCAAAGCCCCACAGACGCTGCAGGGCTGCCTCTAATGCAAGCCATGCTGGGTAGATAGCCTTTGCATTATCAACAGTAGTCTCGGCTGCTGTAAACATGATTTCCCGTGCATCGTGCAGCAGGTTGATTGCGTATACTTGCTCACTATTTAAGTCTTTAAACTTTGAACATCTTTCGTTAATCATTCTATTTCCACTCCTTTAATCTTTGTTAAAGCTAACAGTTTTTCTTTGCAGTCTGCTTCTAACAAAGCCAAAGCTCTTGCTCTTGCAGGTGGTAGTGTGTTAAATACCTCTGCAGTAGCAATTGTTTCATCATCTTCGATATAATGAGAGATAGAGCCATCTGAAAAGACTGTATATTTATACTTGCCAGTCATATATCAAGGTATCTCCCAATGTTAGGTTGAATAAGAACTTCTAATTTTCCATGTCGCAATGATGGATCACTATCTACATCACCATGTAGTTTATTTTTTGAGATGTTTAGAAAGCGTACATTCTCTAAGCCCGGATCATGTGTCTTACCAATACCTATAATGAAGTCAGCTTCGGCTTGTTTAGCCGTCTTACTATCCGCCACATTATCCATCGTAAGCCATTTCTTACCCTCACCAGTGCCATCCGATTGACACACTCCGATAATGGGGCAGTGTTGTTTTGCTAATTCTCGTGCCCATTGGTAGATGGCTCCCAGTCGTAAATCATTTCTGTCTGCTTCAAAGCCTTTGATCTTGTCAATCTGATCAAAGATAATTAAAGCTGGTTTGTATTCTTTAACAAGATGTTGAATGTAAGATTTGTGCAGACTAGCACTGTCGATAATTTTTAGGTTGTCTTTGGTTGTGTTGATGTAGTTTTCATGGTTTTTAGATACATCGTTTTCAATCTGTTGTAAGGTTAATCCCAAGGCGGCTTGCTCACATCGGAGCATGACTTTTTCCCCTTGTTCTTCATTATTGAACCATAAGATAGGAGAATCTGTCTGATGTGCGAAAAATGTCGCCTCACTTGCGAGGAATGTAGTTTTTCCGGTTTCTGGTCGTGCGAAAATAAACCCAAAATCTCCAGCTCGTAGACTCCCAAGGCTACGATTAAGTCCAGCAAGTCTCCATCTAAGTCCTTTGCTGTGAGTTGTTCGTTCAAGAAGTTCATGTAGGTTTGTGGTGACGAATGGATCTTTTCGGGTATCATGGTTTTTGTTTTCTTGGGTGCTGTCCACAAAATCTAAAATGTCTTCGAAGGTCTTACGACCTTCTGACACTTCAATAGCGAGGTGGGCTAGGTCGTAGGCATTACTTCGATCACGAATAGTTTGTAGGGTATCTTCGATAAGCTCATCGTTAATAGAACCCTCTTCAATAATTTTAAGGTAAGAGGTATACTCATTACCCAAAGTAGTAAGAACTGTTAAGTTATAATCATCAATACTAAGAGTAGTATTATATTTTTCTATTAGTTTATCTAATGTTTTATATAGAAGATATACCTCTTTATCTGTTTCTTTATTTACTTTAATATACCTTCTATACTTAGTATAGTTAGTAATATTTAGTAAGTATTTAATTAAGTATAATAGATTCATAACTAATAGTATATCCTATATTTAGGATTTTGTCAATAGATTTGTTCTCGAATATAGTCCATTGTGTGTTCTTTAGGATCAGCATTGCTTAACATTACTTTCATATGCAAACCCAGTTTAAAGGCTTTGTGAGCCTCTAGGACCGTTTCTTTTCTCTTGTCGGGGTCTAGCCATAGGGAGACCAGTTTAAACCGTGCTATGAGCTTCTGAGAGCGTTTTAGGCCTATCGTACACCCGAACAAAGGTATTGCAGTTCCCCCTGCTTGTTTAATCTTTATGGCTGACACAATATCTTCAACAAGAATTGGTGGCGTTGTTTGGTCTCCTAGAATATAAAGAGTGTCCGCAACTGGCCCAAAGGTCAGCCACTTTGGGCCGTGCCCAGCAAGACTTCGTGCTTGCCAAGCAAATAGAACTCCTTTTTTCACATAGGGAAAGATCAGCCACTGTTGACTGCTACTCCATAACAAATTGTTAGGTATTAAATCTAGGTATTGTTTAAGCCAATGCCAGCCAGCATGTTTAGCTGTTAGTGGTTCAATGTCTTCTGGCATTGGGCGAACAGTATCTATTACTTCTGTGGTGGGTTCTTTAGTTCGTCTATAAAATGTTTTACTTCCGTTACTATGAAAACCACAAGCAAAGCAATAAGTGCCCCCA